CTGCCGCTTTTCATCGTCATTAAAAACGCATCGTGAAAGGCTCTGCTCCCATCTTGTAACCCACGGAGCAAGCGTGTATTTGACAAATTCAAGCGACATATTTTCAATATTTGAAAATGTGCTCCGTTCCAGATCACCGACCATGTGCGGAGGCACACGGAATATCCTCGCAATTTCGTCAATCTGAAATTTTCTCGTTTCAAGGAACTGAGCTTCATTTGGAGAGATAGAAATTGGAGAGTAGTGGACGCCTTCTTCCAGAATGGCGACTTTGTGTTTATTCTCTCCGCCGAAGCCCTTATTCCAACTTTCACGGATTCTTTCAGGCTCCTTGACCGTTCCCGGAAATTCAAGTATGCCGCTCGGTGTAGCGCCGTTTGCAAAAAACTTACTGCCGTATTCCTCTGTGGCAATAGCCAAGCCGATAGCGTTCTTTGCCATAGCAATAGGGCTGTAACCGATAAGTCCGTCAAAGCCGAGTCCGGGGATATGCAGCACCTCACTCGGTGACAGTTTTACCGTAGAGGCTTTATTTATCGGCGCATCCTCCTGACTGACCATATATTCATAGACAATATTTCCGTGTTCGTCACGGTCAACATTCATTCTGTCAGGCATCAGAGGATACAAGGCTAAAACCTCGCCCTTGCCGTTACGGATGATCTGTGCGTAGGCGTTGCCCCACAGCAAAAGGTGCGTCATTAGTGTCTCTCTGAAAACAAAAGAAGTCATTTCGGGGTTTGGCTCGTCATGAAGAAGAAAATAAAGCAAGTGTTCAGTAGCCTTTTCCGTGCCTGTGTCGGTGTATTTATATAAATGCAGCGGCAGGCTTGCAACAGCTTCTGACAGTATTCTCACACAGGAATACACCGCCGTTATCTGCATTGCAGACCGTTCATTAACTGCTTTTCCGCTTGCTGATGAACCGAGCAGAAAGCTGTATCCGCTGCCTGCTGTAGCATTCCGGGGTGCATCTCTGCTCCTGAAAATACGGCTTAAAATTCCCATTAAAAATCCCTCCTATATAAACAAAATCCCACGCTGATCATAAACGCTTTCGGTATTAACATTGCCGCATCTGACAGCGCGGTCGAGTGCCATTATCGTTGCGATCGCACCGTCTATCTTTTCAGTAGATTTTTCCTTGTCAGCTTTAATGTTTCCTGCCGGGTCAGTTCGGATGAAAATATTATCCATCATCCAACGCAGAACAGGGTGACCGCCGTGAGCTATTCTCTGCTCCAGCGTCAGCTTCATAAGCTCCTTTGTCGGTGGCGACATACTCGCAAAACCCTGTCCGAAAGGAACAACAGTAAATCCCATACCCTCAAGGTTCTGCACCATCTGCACAGCACCCCAGCGATCAAAGGCTATCTCACGGATATTAAAGCGTTCGCCCAGTCTTTCAATGAATTTTTCTATGTATCCGTAATGAACAACATTTCCTTCCGTTGTTTCCAGAAAGCCTTGTCGTTCCCAGATATCGTAGGGAACATGATCTCGCTTGACACGCAGGTCAATATTATCTTCGGGAATCCAAAAATAGGGCAGGACATAATATTTATCATCCTCGTCAGTTGGCGGAAAAACAAGCACAAAAGCCGTAATATCGGTAGTGCTTGACAGGTCAAGACCGCCGTAGCAAACTCTACCTTCAAGCTCCTCAAGATTAACCGCAAACGCGCATTTATCCCACTTTTCCATCGGCATCCATCGGACAGCCTGCTTTACCCATTGATTAAGTCTAAGCTGCCGGAATGCGTTTTCTTCTCCCGGATTCTGCTGTGCCGAATTGCAGGCGGCTTGCACCTTATCCATCCCTATCGTTATTCCGAGTGAAGGATTAGCCTTTTTCCACACCTTAGGATCAGTCCAGTCCTCATGCTCCTCCGCACCATAAATGCAGGGATAGAAGGTAGGATCAACCTTGTGCCCTGAAATAATATCCATAGCCTTTTGATGAAGCTCATAGCAAATGGAGTGCGTATCGTTTCCGGCAGTTGTAATGATGAAATGGAGAGGATTTTTTCTTGCATCTGATGTTCCTTTCGTCATCATGTCAAAAAACTTCCTGTCTTTTTGCACCCACAGTTCATCGAAAATAAGTGCCGAAACATTTACACCTGACTTACCAGCAACATCAGCAGATAGAGCCTTATATGTGCTGTTGGTCGGTGTGAAATGTATTGTTTTCCTGCTCGGTCTAATATCGCAGCGCTTTCGTAGGGCGGGACAGAGCCGCACCATATCGCAGGAAACATCAAAAACAAGGGAAGCCTGATCTCTGTCAGCAGCACAACCGTAAACCTCGGCTCTCTGCTCGCCATCGGCACACAGCATATACAGTGCAACAGCGGCGGCAAGTTCGCTATTATGTGTCGGCAAAAAAGAACGCCCCACCAAGTACTGATGAGACGGTGAATCAACCTGAATACACTGCATTCCATGATTTTCTATCGCTTCGATTTTGTCTATATAGCGGTAATGACTTCTTGTTGTCGGATTTCTTTGCACTCTGTTTTTCAGTTTTCTTTCCAGCCCGGCAACAGGCATATCATCAAAAGCTGTATATTTTACAGCGTATATTGTTTCACCTGTTGCAACTCTGCCGCATTGCTGACTTGGCATATTCCAATCAACACGCTGCGTAGATATCGAAGTAGAGATCGCATTTTTAATTCCTAAGCTCCACAGCAGCTCACTGACGCTTTCCGATAGTGCTTTTTCTGTTGAAGTGTAAACAGCTTGACCTTTGAGATCGTTAATGTTCCCATCGGAATCCATCAGCCCCTGCAATAAGCGATAACGCTGTTCTTTGGATGAATGCAGATATTCAGTCGGTATAACCTTGTCATGAAAAGATCGGAGAAGTATATGCTTCAAATCCTTAATTCTGAAAATAACACTGTCTCCAACATTCTGCCACGCATTTTCTACTTTATGATGCGGCATAATGTTTCCGAGAACGGAAGGAATATCACTCGTTTTTACTGTGATTTCAGGCTTTACTGCATTGCCGTTGCCGAGCCAATATCCCATAAAATAAGGTTCTATCGGCAGATCAGCTTTCGGATAATCAACACACCCTGCAACAGGTATTCTGAATCTATATGAATTCCCATCCTTCGGAATACTTAAAAGCTCTCTTGTTGTCAGTATAATGCTTTTTCTTTTTCCGTGAGTATATTCTCCGAACCATTGATGATGCTCTCCGGCTTCAACAACAGCACCGTCTTTGAAAGTAATTCTGTATGCCTGTTCGCTGAAATCAAGCTGACTTTTCGCAACAACATGACATATACATCCATTGTCATCAAAAAGCTCATCACCGACTTTTATTTCTCCCATAGTTGTATAACCGTTGGGAGTAGGTATAAGCGTATTAAGTGATAACTGTTTGCCGGACTTCTTGCTGATTTCGATATACGCTGTATTGAATTGTCTGTACCCGTCAGCACGGATAGTTCCGAAAATATCACGGATTATTCTTTCCTGCCAGTCGATAAGCTCAAAAGGCTGATTAAAAAATTCTCCCTTTGTGTGCCGCAGCTGCTCAATAAAGCTGACCGCATAATCGGCGGCAACCTTATCGTAATATGATCCCTTTGCCATAAATTCAGTAGGCGTGTATTTTTTTAGTTTTCTCAATGTTCCACCTCCACTCAGGTCGGCTGTCCTGCGATAGCCTCCTGACTAAGTTTCATTATTTCTGAAAGTTCCATACGCTTTCACCCCCAAACAAAAACAGCCGCATCTCTGCGACTGTCAAAAAGTATTTATATAAACGAGAAACACACCTCATCGGTGTGCCCTCGGAGTTTTCAGAATTGTCCGTCAATGTAATCGTATTCAGCCTTTAGCCTTTTATATTCCTGTGCAAGGCACTGTCTGCGGTATCCGTTTTTGCAGGCTTTGCCTTCGCTGTAAATGCGGTCAAGCTCCTTTTTCCTTCGCTCCAGAACCTCCTTTTCGCTCCCGGAAAGGGCATCAAGCACGTCTTTTTCAAATCTGTTCATTGGTTTTTCCTCCGCTTATCAGTCTGTCCATCTTCCTGCAAATCTCGTCAAGCCTGTTGTTTATCGCCCGGCAGGTTCTTTCGTTCCGGCTGTAACCGAGCCGCTCGTGCAGCTCGTTGTATTCCTTTTGCAGCTTTGCAAGCTCGGTTCTCTCTCTGCTCGTCATTGTCGTTCCCTCCTCAAAAAAGGTCGCCGTTAAGGTACATGTCCTCGATGTCCTCTTTCGTTACCCTTATGCCGTCGCTCTCCATGTCGTTTACGATGTCCTGAATCGCAACCGGATCGAGGTCGTATTTCTTTGCGATCTCCTTGATGTCCTTCTTTGTAATCTTCCTTGCTCTTTTCATGGTGGTTTACCTCCGTTTGTTTTTTGTAGGGTTGTTCCCTTGTTGTGTACACATATTAACTCTTTCAGGTGTACTTATCAATACGATTACTACACAATCATCCATGCGGGAAATTGTGTAGTAGTGTGTAATCTATCAAAGCTTTATATGTCCGTAGAGGTCGGATTCGCTGCGGTAAAGGCTGCGGCCGTCACTCAGTATTTTTGAAAAACGGTAGGTCTTTTCGGTGCAGAGGTTTTCAAAATGGCTTGTGGTCTTGCTGCCGAAGGTGCTGGTGCTTTCCGTCAGGCGAACTCTTATGCTCTTTTTGTTGACCTTGATTATCTCGCCCTGCCATGTGGTGCTCTGTATAAGAAGCCCGATGCAGCTGCCCTTGTATGCTTCAACCTTCATTCCGATCTGTGCATTTGTCATTGCTCCGTACCCCCTTATCTTTTTCCCTCACCATCTGATCTGCCGAGCAGGTAAGCCTGCTGCAGCATTTTTCTCAACGCCCAAACGCTGACTTCCGGGAAATCTTCTTCATCATTGTGTCGAGTGTCTATTCCGCCTCTGCATTCCAGAGTATAGTCTGCGCTTATCGCTATCTTCTCAAGGGCTTTTTCTGTTTTCTTGCTTATCTTTTTCATGGTGTTTACCTCCGTTTTATTTTTGTAGCTGTATATTAACTCTTTCGGAGGCACTTATCAATACCACTATCACACAATCATTTCCGGCTGATTCGGGCGGTAAATTGTGTATATATGAGGAGAAAAACCGCCCTGCTGTGGGCGGCTGTCAGGCTCAGTTTACGCTGAACCTGATCCCCTGAATCTCTGTTTCTCCCCAGAATTCTTTCTTGATTCTTGTGTAAAGCCCTGTCATGGTGCAGCCTTCGGCGGCAAGCTGGTGGATGTTCTCCATCAAGGCAGTGCTTTTGCCTGTGTAGGCGAACTCCGTGATACCCGCCTTGCGGAGGGTGTCAACAAAATCGGCAACCTCTCTGTCCCAAAGGAGATCCGAAAACTCGAACTCGTCTGCGTTGCTTTCTATGCTGCCTGCCCATGCTCTGTAGGCTTTGTTTGCGCCGTCTGTGAAGGGAAAGGGAATGTCCTTGTTTTCAGCAAGCCAGTTGCTGTATTCTTCGCTGCAGTAGCCGTAGGTCTTTTCTATCTCCCTGCGTTGCTCCAGCCTTGCTCTGCGTTCGTCATCCCAGGCGTGTCCGACTCTCTTCATTTCCTCGAAAAATGCGTTCTCTCTTTTCATGGTGGTTACCTCCGTTTGATTGTTGTAGGGTTGTTTTCCTTTCGGTGTGTACATATTAACTCTTTGGGATGTACTTATCAATACCACTATCACACAATCATCCGGGCGGGTAATTGTGTGATAGTGGTGATAATTTTAGGTGTTTTTTTCGGAGGTCATGATTGAAAAATGCCGCCCGGAGTGGTATAATCACGTTATAATTTTCTGTCCACGTTGCGGTGGATTATTTCGATTATTTTTTCTATCTCATCATCACTGATACCGATAGCCTGTAAACTTTCCCTTGTTCCGCAATCGGGGCAAATTGGGCTTTCATTATCTGTCCTTGATATTGCCGGGTGTCCTCGATAGGCTGTGCCGCAGATCGGGCAAGTCCTTATTTTAATTTCAGTTGTTTCCATAGTGTTTTCTTCATCCTTTCCACAGTTCTTATCAGTATCTTCGTGTCAAATCCAAAGTCTCTGTAGCCCTTCATGCAGGTGGTGAGGTAATAGTTTGTCGGCAATCCGACCCTGCGGCCTTCTGTCATTACATAGGCAAAGCAGCGCAGTTCCTTCGTTGTCTTTTCGTCAAGCAGCGTGACTTTGAGGGTGTAATCGTACTTGTAATAAAATCTCGGATAACCCTCGTAGCGGTCAAGTGCCAGCTCGTCATCCGGTGTTACCTCCCAGACTGCGACCGGAACCTTGCTGCCGATCTTTGGCTCAATGGTCAGATAGTAGCCTGAACCGCTCCCTCTGAAATAAAGGATGTTATGTTCCAGCATCGCAGTTCCGATGGGCTTTGCTCCGGGGCATCTTCTCATCATCTGCTCCACATTCAGGTTGCTGCCGTAGGCAATGTAATAGCGTTTCTTTTCGTTCATGGTGATTACTTCCTTTCCGAAGGAATACCCTTCTACCACCTTAAGGCCGCCGAAGCGGTCAGGGGGGCAGGAGGCTGTTCCTTAAGCTCTGCCGTGTCTGAAGGCTGTGTCGCCGTCAAGGTTTCTTGTTAAAAGCTCCCTTGCTGTGGCGAACTCTTCACCGATGAATCCCAGGCGGAGGAGCCAAGTCCTCATTGCATATTTCGGGTTTTCTTTCTGCTGCTCTTTCGGGCTTGCTGTCCGGACGATCTTTGCCATCTCGCTGAGTGCAAGGCAAAGCTGAATGTAGCTTTTGAGCTGTCCTGCGTGGAGGCCGTTCTGCTTGCCGCCGCTCGGTGCATCGAATTGGAAAAGGCGGAATTCAACCGTTCCCTTTGTAAAGGTTGCGTGGAGGTTGAGCATATGGTAGCGGCTTTCGTTATAGTGGTGGCTTCTGCCGTAGTCTGCACCGTTGCCTTCGTACCAGATGTCTGCAAGCTGGCTCATTGTTTTCGGCTTTTTGCTGTTGAGCTTTGCGAGGAAATTCGGATTGACCGTTCTGCAGTAGCGGCTCATTCTGCCTTCGTTTATTTTCAGAGCTGTTGCGATAAGACGCTCGTGGCTTGCCATCAGGTTTGCAAGATTTCTCAGGGTCTGTGCTGTGTGGCCGTTCGCTCCGATGTGAATGTGTACTCCGCAGCCCCTTGTCGCATCGCTTTTTGCTCCCGCTTTGCGAAGCCTTCTGATTAGTTCCTGCAGGGTTTCCATGTCGCTGTAGTGAAGGATCGGGCTTACCAGTTCGCATTTTTCGCTGTCCGGTCCGCTGATGCTGACATCCTTCTGGAATTTCCACTCTCTGCCGTCTGCGTCCCATGCTGACCAGGTGCTGTATCCGTTGCGGCCTGCTGTGTTCTGGTATCTTCTCGTTCCGAAGAACTCTGCGGCGGTCTTTGCAGCCTTTTCTCTGGTAATGCTGTTCATCTCAACCTCGACCCCGATGGTCTGCTTCTTCATTTCCTCTATCTGTCTTGCAACCTTAGTATTCATGGTGGTTTCCTCCGTTTTTTTGGTTTTGTTTTCCCTTTCGGTATGTGTATATTAACTCTCCTTGCGAACTATATCAAGCAATATTTGAGATGTATATCCACCAATCATAAGGGCTGTTTTTCGGAGAAAGTTGTGTATATTATGGCGGTTTAATGGAGCTTTTCCACCTTGTCAACTCCGTAAACTATATTCAGTCCGCAGCCGTTGTCCCACTTTACCAAAAGGCTGGCGGCATCATCAACACCCTGTACAGTCCCCTTGGTTCCAATGGGAGGGGCTTGGCAGTCATCCATTTTTCGGAGAATCACTCTTGTTCCGATGGGGTACTCCTGTTTCAGCTTTTCGATTATCTCTCTGCCCGGATATCTCATTCCTGCTCGCCGTCCCTTCCGGCTTTGAATGCTGACGAGCCGCTGAGGTTTCGGAGCAGGATTTTTCTTTCCGCTTTGTACTCCGTACCGATAAAGCCGAGCCGCAGAAGAAAACACCTGAAAGCGTATTTTTCGTTATCAACATTCTTTTCTTTGGCTGTCACTCTTTTCGCATCCTTTGTCATCTTGCAGAGGGCATTGACAAAGTGTGTATAAGCCATCGCTTCATCAATGCTGACCTCTCCGAACCATGGAAAACAAATCGTTTTGCTTTCTTCATTTATTTCAAAGCCCAGATCCTCCACACCGAGAGCCTTTTTGATAAGACCGCCCTTTGCGTCAAGGAGCTTCGTAAGGTTTCCGACTGCCACGCTTTCCAGCGGCAGCGTTATC